TTCTTTTTTACTAAATGCTGTATCATAACTTTGTATGACATGTACCAAGTCAGGTATGCCATCTCTTTTCCAGGGCATCCACCACTCTCGTTTTATAATCGCACCTTCATCGGAAGTTGGTTCTTGCATATATTGTGCTGACCAGTTTCTAATTGGTACAGAAGACTTGATTGTTTCTAGTTCTTCTAAGTTCCAGTACTCAGGCCAGACTGGGTTGCCAGAGGGCAAAATAGCAGGAAAACTTATCTGGCGCCAGGAATCGGCTTTCGGTTCTGTTTGAGCCCGAAGTAGTCTACCAGTTAAATTTAACATCCCCAAAAATTTGTTTGTATTCTGATGAGTCTATGATGTTACGCACTTTACTCCCGAACCTTACTGCCAGTTCAGTATTATGAGACACCTGCATAATTTTCATTTTTGGATACTTACCAATAATCCAAGCAGGGAAGTATACAGATGCAAACTCAGACTTAGTGTGTCTAGGAGGCATATTTATTATGAGCCTCCCTTTTTTTTCTTTAGCTATGTCTGTAAACTCTTTAGCTATGATCTGATGATGTCCAAATTTTTTAGGATTACTGGTCTTACGATATATGAAATCAGGCCATACCTCCTTAACAAAATATAAAAAATTATCTTGGCAAAGCTGGACATGTTTGATCCAGAGCCTCTCTACTTCTAATCTTAATTTATCTGTAGTTAGGTTTGTAGAGTCCATATTGTTTTAGAATATTGTGCGTGTATAAAACTTGCACAGTTTACTGTGTTTGTCAAGCGACCCACCACAACCATTTCGGGAATCTGCAACCTGCAAAGCTACAACAAATGTTTAATGAGCCTTGTAAACAACGGCAAAAAATGTGGGGTTACCAATCAAACGGCAACCCCATAAAAAGTTATTACCTCATATTACCATTGGTAGAAGTAATAATTTGTAATTCTGCTAATGCTTGATGTACTTGTTCTTTTAAATAATTAGTACTTTCTGCATTAGGATAATTTACAAAGGTTTCTATTATTGCTTTTTCTAATGCAGTACAGATTAGTTGATAATTGATTTGCAATCTAGCTTTTTCAATATCCTCTGCATTAGTGTTTTGAATAATATTATCCCTAACTTCATTGAGTTTTTGTTCACTCAATAAGTTTTCTTTTAAGTATGAAATTATGTCTGTCATTAGTTTACCTCTTCAATATGTTGAGTATGTAAAGTGACAACAGGTCTATCCTTAATTAAATACTTTTCGTGTAATTGTGGATAATCTTTTTTAAATGATTTAACATCAAAATCATCTCTAGTTGTAACAGTCCTTTGAATAAATCCTTTCCAACCTTTGATATTTTCTAAATGAATTTCATTAGTTTTTAGATTGTCAAGAATTGATAAAACAATCGCTTTCTTTTTTGCAAATGATTTATTATATTTTTTTCTCTCTTTATCATCAAGAGCTAAATCAATTACTAATTCGCAAATTGCTTTTCCGTCTAAATTAAGTTTTTTATTTTTCAATTTTTCCTCCATTGGTTTTTGATTAATAATTAAACTTATATATAAGTATAAGGATTTTATCTGATATATCAAGGACTAATTTATTTTTTTTTAATTTTTTTTCCATCACAAAGAACTATCCACAGCCTCGAAGCCATCTTGGTCAGAGTCTGCTGGCGCTTCTTTTTGGGCAGTGGGAAGTGGGATAACCTGATACGACAAAACGGGAAATGGGAATCCCAGCCCGTGCGATCCTGGCGGCTGCCAGCTCCCTCCTTCGAGCAAAAACGAATCGCAATAATGGGCAGTGGGAAGTGGGATTAGTGATAAAAATATAAAACAATTAGAGTGAGTGCTAAATACAGCACACACTCTAAAAAGAAAATTGGTAGACTTAACAAATTTGAAAGCCTCCAGATTCACGACAAAAACGCATAAAGTCAATTACGTTATCCTCTGAAAATGGATAAGAAGATTCATAATTGAATTGCTTTTGTATATCTTCCCATTGTGTGTAAAAAGGTTCTGGATAATCTCTAGGAACTAAATTGTCTTTTCCAGTTTTTTCTGCAACAATTTTTTTTAGTTCTTGGTGTTTTTGTTCTACAATTTTATTTTCTTCTTGTGCTTTCTTCATTCTTATTTTGTAAAACATTTCAACAGGTTTTACTCTTTTTGTTTTGAGTTCTTGCTCAAGTCTGTCAGCAATTTTGTGAGCTTGTTCTTCACTAACTTCATAGCCGTCATTGTGATGCCAACTTTTTTGCTCCTCTTCTGTGAACTCATTTCCCATTAACTGTAAAACATAATTCGCTAATGGTCTCCACCACCACACATTATTTCTAAAGTAATGACCTGGATTTTCTTTTTCGAATTTTTCCCTAGCTTTGAAATATTCTTTCTTCTCTTTTTCTGATGGCTTTTTAGTCCAATCAATACTTGGTTCTTCGCCTTTTAGTTTTGGATTTTGTCCGTATAAATCAAATCCCATTTTTTCCTCCATTGGTTATTAAAAATATTATTATACTATATATAACGGATAATGCAAATGATTTTTTATCTAATGAATTGAAATGTAGGACAAACAAGAAAGTGGTGCAACTTTCCCGCTCCTGGCGCAGGGCCGGAAATGGCAGACCTGAAACTACAAGACATAGGAAAAGTGGGAACGGGAATGGGAACCCAGCCCGTGCTGCGGCCCTGGCCAGCCAGCTCACACCAAAGAAAAAAAGTTCCCGTTCTATCATGGGAACGGGAACGGGAACTAAATTACGCAGTTCTATTACCTAATCTTGTATTATTCTTAACTGAAGTCTTTCTTTCTACTTCATTCTCAAGATAACTATTCATAGCTCCAAGCATAACCATTGTAGCATAATTACAAGTTGGTGCAGTTTGATGTGCCAACTCAGTTATGTAGTATTGGATTCCAAAAACAAAATTTGGAATAGCTACATCTTTCTTCAATTTTTTTTCTAGCTTTTCCATTTCTGCTTTGACTAAGTCTAATTGTTTTGGTGTAGATAGTTTTCTTTTTGTTTTCTTTTTATTCATCTTCCACCACCTTTGGGAAATGGTCAGGAGCTATTCCGAAATTGTCGTAATACTTTTGGAGTCCTTCCTTGTCCACGATTTCGATACCTTCCTCTCCTTTTACTTTAATATAACCTCTGTCCTCTAGGTCTTTCATTGCTTGTATGAACATAGGGTCCATTAACATTAATTTTGTTAAGTCATTCATTTTTTCCTCCATTGTTTAAATGAGAGAGTTACCAGAGTAACAGTCCACTACGTTTTAAAGCTACATTTGTTTTCATAGTTACTCTCTCATAATTAATAATACTATATTTAACGGATAAGTCAAACCTTTTTTTAACACACCTTCTTGTTTCCAGCTAGGAAGAGCTCCGTGCGGTCCGCGGCCAGGCGGCTGCTGGCTCCTGTCAGGATGCCACTTCATCAATGAAACGGGAACGGGAACGGGAACGGGATTTCAAAAGATCAAACCCCAAATCAAAAGTAAGAGCACTATAGCCACGTACCCTGTAAGCTTAGGTGCCCACAGGATACAAACAGCAAGGAACAATAAAAAACCAAACATTAAAATTGCCTAATGAGCACACGACCCTCAGGCAAATTAGCCACCCATGTCTTGCCCTCTAAGTCGTCAAAGGTTTTTATATTATTATAGTCTTCTTTGAGCTTGTCGAATGTCTCATACTCTGCATAGTCACAGCAAAACGCTACTGGATCGTACTCAATGTCCGAGTCCATCTCATCTTCCCATTCAAAGATCTGCTCCCACGCTTCGTAGCTGAAAGACTTCCAGCGTGAGTGCTGCCGCACCTGCTCCAAAAAATTTTGTTTGTTTAAAGTTATTTTCATAATTGTCTCCATTGGTTATCCTTTATATATATACAGGATTTTACAGGAAGTCAAGCCCTGATAAAAAAAATGCTGCCAGGAAACTTGATGGTAGAAAACCCCAGAAACACGGCTTTTGAGCCAGCAACTGCGCGCAGCCGGCGGGGACGCATCCTAGCTGGAAACCCCAGAAAACCAAGACCAAAAGTTACAACGGGAACGGGCAACTGGCAGCCAGCCCAGGATCAGGCAGCACGGGCCTGTAGCCAGTCCATAATTTTTTTAACGGGAACGGGAAATCGTGCAACGGGAACGGGCAATCCCGGTTCAATCACCTCGTATAGTTTGGCAGGTTCATGAAAGAGGGGCCAGTTCAAGATGTATGCAATACCCCCAGCTTCTCGATGATTAAGATGCCAAGATATTTGATACTTTGAAATGTTTAAATTCTTAACTTGATTAGCTTTTAATTCAAACCAAAAAGATAAGTTATCAATACAACAGTAAACATCAGGGATTCCGTTGATTGTAGAGCTTTCAATTTTAGTAAAATGTATATTAGGTTTGTCTTTTTGATACAGGTTAAGGTAATTCCAAATTTTTTTTTCAGTTAACCTTTTTAATTTTCTTTTTTTCTGGTGTGACATCAATAATAGTACCCCCATCATCTATCTTTTTTTCTAATTCTTGTAGTCTTTTTTCTAATTGTTCTCTACTCATACCCTCAAGAGTACTATGTAAAACTTCTTTTTTTTCTACAAATTGTCCAGCTAATTGTCCTGAACGAAACTCTGCTGCTATTGCACCCGTGTATTGACCTTTTGCCTCAGCTCCATCACGCAATCTTTCAAAAGTTTTATAACGTCTT